CTGCTATAAAATCATTGAGTCCTGCTGAGTACGCAGCAACGACACGGGCCAAGCGTGCAGGTAAAGCGCAAGGCAAACAGTTTGTAGCTCAACCCAAAAAGATTGCTGCAAAAACCGCGAACTTTCGTTAACCCTTGATTGGAGATTATTATGTACGGCAAGAAAATGATGATGGCCCCCGCCAAACCCGCAGGTAAAAAATCTGCACCTTTTAAACCATGCGCTGGCTGCAAGATGCCCGGTAAGTGCGCAGCCGTTGGCAAGTGCTTAGCCAAAGGCAAGAAGTAAAAAAACCCCCGGTTGTTACGCCGGGGGTTCGTCTTTTCAACCACGAAAAGGAGCTAGTCATGGCAACCAGCGTGGCGATCATACATCCCCAACTGCGTCTCCGTCAAATTGATTAGAGACTAGGGTTAATGCAGGGGCTACTGAGTCCTTGTCCAGCTTCAGCGTGTCTACAATAATGCATCGCTGCTGCACCATCGGGTAGTCTGTACCGCGAGTCAGCGTAAACTTCTCACCCTGCTTCACCAATGCGCCCTCCTTCTGCAAGGATGCTATCAGCGCTGGGTAGTCTAGTCGGTTCTTCATACACCAGTCGCGAACTTCTTTTTGCGACAGCATCAAATGGCCGGCGTGTTCTTTGTGGTTTGCTGAGCCAATCACGTACCGCCCCGCCACATCACCCATGATACGGATGCGTGGACTCTCTGGGCCTCGACCATCGCGCTTGTCTCGGTACTCTGTGGTTGTAATGATCCGTGGGCCTAAGTGACTGACCATACGAGAGAAAGCATCGTCTGAAGAAATGGCGTTTGTTTCCATGACAGAGTCAGCCAACTCAACGATCAAGTTAACTGTAAATGCATACAGCTCTTTGACGTCAAACTCGATGATGCCTAACTTCTTTGCAATCTGAGCAGCAACGATCGTACATGCGCTGTGAGCACGGTAAAACCGATACTTCGGATTTGGAAGCACTTGAGTAAAGCGAATCAGCATGTCCGACATTGCTTTGGCAACAGATGCCTCGTTGTCTAGGATGTACTTGATGATGGCAGCGCCCGCATGCCCGCTGTTCTGCGTCATGTTTTTAATATGCTCAGCTGCTACAAGAGCAGAAGCTGCGTTCCAAGCGGTGTCTCCCTCTTTACCTTCAGGGTACTCAGAGCGATCAGCCAATATCAATGGAGGGTATCGATCGATGTTGACTTGGATTAGGCGAACTGCTTCTGCCTGCGAGTTGGCTTGATGGGCCGCCAGTGTTCCATGGAAGTCCTTGTTACCAGTGACATACACATTGAGTCGCCATTCAGCAGATTGCGCAAACACGACGGTTCCATTGCGGGATGTCATGCGAGATTTCTCTTTGCCGTTTGATACGCCGTAAGCCACATCACTGAAGATGGCTGGGTCAATACTTGTCATCTCATCAGCAAGCACCGGAATGTTATTAAACACACCGAGCGTCGCCCACAGAGCATTCGTTGTAAAGCCATCCTTGGAATTCAGAGTCAGCTTCTCAGGATTGCCAAACGCCGCAAGTGCAGCATGGCAGACCGTTGTTTTACCGCGAGCAGTTTCTCCGCCCTGCAAGGCCAAGATTAGACCCTTGTATGTATCTTCACAGTGGTGAGCCAGTAACGAGCCCCAGCCTGCGCATATGGTGTACTGCCAGTGTGTTGCGCCTTCTCTGTTGTACAGGAAGTTCAGGGCTTCGGCGTAGCCTTCGAGGGATCCGTTGTTAGGGGTAAACGTGTTTGCCTTGACCTTAGCGTTTCCGCCAATTAATACTTCAGCCGGTTCAGCTCCCTTGGTGTACAGTTTGTCGCCAAGCAAGAATGCTTTATGTTTATCCCGCCAACCAAAGGTTGTCAGGGTATTGGTCTCAGAAATACGTCGCTTCAGTGCTTGCAACTGGTCAAGCAAGTATGCAGACATGTGGTCTCCTGCGTTTTTGTGGTTACTCTTAGTCAACTCATACCGAGCCAAAGCCCGCAGTAAGTCTGTCGACGAAGCAACTGATTCACCTAAGATGTCAAAGTCACGGACACGCTTGTCGGGCAAGTGGAAGCGCATGCCATATCTGAATGTGCCGTCCTCGCCACGGATTCTGCTTGTAGGGTAGAACAAGTTCTCACAGAATGGCAGAGCCTGCAACACGCCCTCCTTGTCCGGGAGGAGGCGACTAAGCAATTTACCATCCCACACATAACCATACGGCAAAGCAGGTATCGGGGCTTCTTCCACAGCGCCTTCGTCTGTTACAACTTCGGCAGTAGATTCTTCAACTATAGGGATTACCCTCCCCAATACTAATGGTGTGTTGATCTTGCCTTTGAACTCACAGCCTACGCACCCCGCACTGTCGTGCTGTTCAAAGTGAGAACAAAGTGTTGGGCCAGCATCCCACGTATCGTATTTGTTCTGCCAGTCAGTTTGCTCATGGTCAGTAGCTTCGCGGTTAGCGCTCCACTCTTCAGCCAAGGTGCGACCGTTCTCGCAATATGTTAATAAACCAATGACACCACGCCAAGGCTCGTATCCAAGATCGCCTTTAGTATCGCGCATCTTACGAGCTTGCTGGCATTTATTAGCTAGTTCATCAGCGCTGACTGGTACATCAGGGTACTGAGTTAGGTGAGCGGTCAGGTCGGAATTGAGATCAGCGTTGTAAGTCTTCTTAACAGATTCCTTGATGAGCTTGACGTCGTTGTCAGCCACGAAAGCTTGTAGTGTTTGGGCAAATACAGCCGGCTCGATAGGCTCGCAGGTTGCGATTACCTTCACATCCTTGGCATCACCCTTACGGTTTGCTGACCCAACAGGGCGCAAGATGCTTGCAAAATCAGCAGTGCGTGACGAATCTGCTAGGACACCCTCGTGCGCTAGGCATGACTTAAGCCACCTAGCGACCACAACCCATTTGGCGTGAGGAATGTCTTTGGTCAACGGCCAGTAGGTATGGATACCGTTGCCGGAATCCACAATCATCGGACGGGGTAAGCCAACTTTCTTGGCAAAGGCAACAATGGCTTTCGTGCCATCCATCTTAGTCAGATAGCCCTGCCCAGCTTCGTGTTTCTTTTGACCGCAGTCGATGTCAATCCAAAAGGATTTCGCGCAGTCCCAGTTCTCTTCGACGCGATACTTCTTACGAGTCTCGCCGTCTTTCTCAACTTCAATGTACGGTTTTAGATACGACGCGCAGGCGTGATACGTCGCCACGAACTTGGGATCGTTCTCCCAACGTGGAATCTCGGCAGCCATGTCCTCCAAGCTTAGGTAGTACTTGTGGAATGTGTAAGGCTTGTTGGTTTTTGAATTGACGTCTTTGGTAAAGAGCGTCAGGTAGTGGATGCCGTATTCGGGCAGGATTGTGCGGAGGAACTCAAGAGCATCCATCGTAACCTCCGGCTGTTGTATTTTTGCAACTCATGACTACTCCAGTTAAACGAAAGAAAGCCCGCGCACGGGCTCCCCGATTGAATCAATCGTCGTTTAGTTGGGCAGTGGGCTGACAGGCATGCCGTCAACTACGTCTGTGGGTGCAGCTTCAGCCTTGGCTCGTGCTTCGTTCTCTTGAGCTTGGGCTTGTTGAATGATGTTGTCGATCATGCCGCGCATCAGACCGTGAGGGCCAGCGTCCAAAGTACGGAGCAACACTTGCAGTGCGTTAGCGTCGAGGTTCATTTCCAATTTGATTGAGTAGTTCATTTGATTTCCTAGTTAGTGGGGGAGAAGTTGGGGCCGAAGCCCCGTTGAGTTGCTTAGTCGTCGAAGCTGATACCGTCGAGATCGAGGTCGAGATCGTCCTCAACTGGAGCGGGAGCAGGCTTAGGCTTGGCCGCAGCTTTTGGTTTAGCCTCGGCTTTGGGAGCAGGGGCTTCTTCCTTCGGTGCAGCTTTCGGGGCGGGAGCTTCCTCGGCTTCTACAGCAGGGGTGTACTCCACGGGTGCGGGGTTGCTGCCAAGGATGCTGGCAACAATGTCTGACTGGGAAATCTCTTGAACTTCGGCAAAGCCGTCGTCATCGAGCAATCCAACTGGTGTGAATGTCAGCTTGGGTGACTCGGCCTGCAAGTCAAAGCCTACTTTGGTAACAACCATGTTGTAGCCAACACCGCGCTTAGCCAACATCTGACCGTACTCACCAATCGCCTTGATAGACGCAGGAGGAATACGCAACAGCATAGCGTCGTTAAGCTGGCCAGCTGGGGCTACAGCCATACGAACGGCGTCTGCACAAGCCTTACCCTTGGTAGCACCGCGCTCGCTGATACGAGAGCCCCACTGGTTGTGGGCACAGGTTGCGCACTTCTTAGCTTGCTTGTTCTGAGCATCGGCTGCAGGCTCGACGCCATCGTTGGAATAGCAGTCAGGCTTTTGACCTTCGCTTGAGTCTTTGTCGTAGCCCTTGAGGTAGAAGACCTTGCTTGTGCCCTTGTTGACTTTTAACAACACCACGTTCAGGCTGGTAGCTGCGCTGTCAGGGTCTTTAGGGTTCATCTGCAACTCGCGCTCACCGTCGCGGACAACTGCAAACACTTTGCCCTTGATGGAGATTACGGGGAAGCCACCGCCAGCGTGTGCGGTCAGGTCTGCATTCAATGCAGCAACGTCAACTTTTTTCAGGAATGAAGGCAAGCCGGAGCCGGAGTCAAATGGAATGATATTCATGGTTTTTTCAGTGGTTGGGGGAAAGAGTTTACGACGAACGGCGGACATTTACTACACGTTCTTCACGCATAGATATCCCCGGGGGTAAGTCATTGTTGTTTTCACGGTACTGTTCAACAGCAGATTTAGAAGCACGAACTTCCAACAGCGCCCAGTCATCGTTTTCCCTGACATGGGTCATAAAAATATCTCGATCTGCCACGCTTGCAGTGACGCGAGTCGTGGTATACGCTGTGCCGAATTCGGTCTTGACTGAGTCCATGCCGGTCTTGTTGAAAACGTCTAGCAGCTTGGCTTCTAGCTTTTCCATCTTCTCGTTTAGAGGAGCGACACTGGCATCAAACTCTGCTTTCATCTGTGCTTTCTTGTCCCGCATTTTTATGTACAGGCTGACTGCATCTGAGAGTTTCATTTTGTATCCTTTGTTTGTGGTTGAATGGGGTATGGGTTCGGTATTCGATAGAGCCTCCTATTCCGGTTGGTCTTTCATCATTTCAAGTAGCAATCCCTGCATAGACTGTTTGTCCTGCAGCCGTTTGTAAACTCGTCTTTCGACGTCTGTGCCTGCGATATGCACAATCACAGTGGTTTTAGTTTGGCCGGGGCGTCTAACCCTAGCGCAAGCCTGTTCGTAAATCTCATTGCTATGCACCGGTGCGTACCATACGATGGTAGTTGCAGCCGTTAGCGTTAGCCCGTGTGACATGGTAGCTGCATTTGCCACCAATACTCTCGGGTCAAACCCTCGTTGAAAGTTTGAAAAAATCTGATCGCGTTCGTTCTTGCTAGTGCCGCCATGGACAATTTCCACAGACCAGTCCTTGCGTAGCTCTGCGGCTACATGTTCAAGAGCGCCAGTCAGTGGCACAAACACAATTACTTTGCCTTCAGACTCTTCAATGATTTCTTTGAGTACATCTATTCTAGGCTTAGATGGGATAACTACCTCCACCCCGTCTGTCCCATACGCGACACCACAGGCTATTTGAATTAGCTTGTTTGCTTTGATCGCTTCGTTCACAGCCAAGATTTGACCGCCGGCGTACTCTGCTGTTAGCTTAGACAGCATGTCCTTGTAAGCCTTCTTCTGCTCGGGTGTCATCTCAACTTCTCGTGTGATGAACATCTGCTCGGGCAAGTCAGTACAGTCGTCAAGCGAAAACCGAATGGCTGGCTGCATCATCTGATAGATCACGTCGTTAGCCTCGGGCCTCGCTGCCCACTTGAACTGTGTCAACTGTCGCATTACACGATCACGAAACGCACCGAAGTATTTAGGCACACTTGTGTTGTCAGGTGTAATCAGTTTGCACTGTGCCCACGCATCTGTTGGTGCATTGGGTGTTGGTGATCCTGTCATACCCCAGACTCGGCGAACAGATTGTCTGTTGCAGATTGTGTTCAATGTCTTCCATCGCTCGGTGCTTGAGTTCCGTGCAAGGGCTAGCTCATCCACAACGATCAGATCAATGTCAGGTCGCTTGGCAAGTTCGTCTTTGATCGTGGTCAAGCCATCGATGTTGATGATGTAAATGTGAACGTCTTCCTTCAAGAGTTTCAAGCGCTTGTCGCGTGTTCCGTGTAATACTACCGCATCGAGATGCGGAAAGGTGTTGAACACAGAGTCAGCCCATGTGCGTTCCATTGTTGACAGTGGGCACACAATCAAAACCTTGTTAACGATCTTTGTGCGACGCATGTAGTCATACGCCCACAGTGCGCTGTTGGTCTTGCCAGTGCCCATACCGTTTAAGCAAAACGCCCTACTGTGCATGGATAAAAACGATGCAGTCTCCCGCTGTGCAGCAAACGGTTCATGCTTGCCGCTGACTTTAGGAAACGCATAGTGCATAGGCATGGGATCAGGAATCTCAAAGCCTAAGTTTCTTAACACCCGAGTTTCGTCGGGGCGGTGTGGAACGGCTACAAGCCGTTGTCCTTTGTGGTCTACTTCGATAGCTGTCGGTATAACTGTTGTCACCCGACTTGGATTTTTTAAGCGGAGGATGACCGCCTTTTTTTCTTTGTGAATCTGCATTACTTGTCAGGGTTATAGGAGCCGCTCCCTTTCCTCCATCCTCTGTTGGTTGATCTATCTTGCACAGCCACATTTGATTTGTGATTACCGCCACCGTTCTCCAGTGACTTCTTGTGTGCAACGTCTTTGCCATCACCAACACGCGCTTTGCCATCTTTGATAGCTTCGCGTCGTGCGGCGTTGTTCTTCACACGCTTGGCTACTTCTTCAGGCCGTGCGTTGTATGCTTTTTGATATTCCAGTTTACGTTTGCTTGAGGCTGGCATTTCGGGGCTCCAATACTAAGTATGCATCTATGGCGTTAAACAAAGCACCAAGGTCTGCTGGGTCATCTACTACCCATGCAAAGCCATCGGCGTCTCGTATATTCTCCATGATTCTTTTCTGATTGTCAGTTACATTGTTACGTTTGCCCGGAGCTTTTGTCTCAATGGCGACAAAGACGCCTCGATAGCAAATGATGATGTCAGGAATACCGACTTGACCCATACCGTTGGACACAGGCATAAAGAAAAATGCTTTGCGTTCTCTAAGGAACTTCTTGCAAGCTTCCTTAACTTTCCCTTCGGGTGTCATGTCTTTCTCCCGTTGAAGTCACATGACGTAACGGGGCACCACGCCTTGCAGAGCCCTGATGTTCTAGCTGGCCATGAATCACGTTCGTATGCTGATTCAAGTTTGCGTACTCGTGGCAGTAGGTTCTGCCATATGCCTGCAAGGTCTGCACGCTCACGCACTTGCCAGTCGATCTTCTTTTCCTTGAGCCACACAAAGCCAGTCGTTACCTTCTGTACTTCGGGGTGGTGGTGAAACACATAGGCGGCATACAGATCAAGTTGTTCTGTGGGCTTACGCTTACCAGTCTTGTAGTCCATGACGGCGGCGTTCTTACCTGAGATCACAACAAGGTCTGCGATGCCTCGTGTCCATGCGTTCTTCCAGTCGCAAGGTTGGAAGTCTCTGTCAACAGCGTATTGCCTTTCAGGAAACTTCGCACCCTTGAGCGCTGCAAGTTTGTCAGCCAGTGGTTGCCACTGTGTCATGCCGTCGGGCAAGAGTTCTCCATGCAAGATGAAGTTCTCAAATGCCGTATGCACTTTGGTTCCCCACTCGGTGTGAATCGTCGGGGGTTCCACAATATCGCGGATTACTTTAAGGTGATAGAACTTCTTCGGGCACGTTTCAAACGTGTCTAGTTGCGAATAAGTCCAAGCTGGGTTAGCCATGCTTGCTCCATAGGATTTCGCCCCCAAAGCGACATTCGTTGCTTGGAGACTCGTGGTTGTTAGCCCCCACTTTAACAGGTTTCTGCGATTCGTCAACACTATTTTGCTTCGCCATAACAGCTCGCAATATCACCTTCAGACCATGTCACCAACTCGGGCCACCATGACACACCTTGACGCATGATGGTCTGCAATGTATCCAAGTGAGACTCTGCGGAATCTTCTGGAACTACATACACAAGCTCGTCATGCACAGTGAGTGCTGGCCGCATACCGGTAGCCTTAAAGAACTTGACTGCATGCTCTGCAATGACGTCACGTGCAAGCGCTTGAACTAAATTCTCTACGCCCTTTCCTGCGTAGATGCGAGCGCGAGTACGACCGTTGCCATACCACCATTCGAGCTTACCGTTGTCATCACGTTCTTGTTTCAAGTCAGGGTAGTAGATGCAACGACCTGATGGCAAACGAACTGCGTTCTTCTCTGTAACGCACATGCCCCACGGATCGATGGATGACTCGATGCCCTGCTTGATGTTGGTGAGGTTACTTTGAAACGCCTTCCACCCATCGGCAATCTCGAAGTGTGCATCGCGATATGCGGTTACTACCTTTGTAGCTTCCTGCAAGTCCATGTCCACACCGCCCATTAGCTTCGCAACCTTTTGGAACGTAGCGCCGCCTGCGCCGAACCCCAGCCCAAGATGTGCGACCTTGCCAACTTGACGTTGGGTTTTGGTGACTTGACTCTCCTCAATTCGGTAGAGATTGTTCGCAGCAAAGTACTTGTACAAGTCTGCTTTATCAGGGCTGGCCTTAAATAATTCGATAGCATAGGGAACCTTCCATAAGAACATGTTGACACGCAACTCGATACCCGACAGATCGGACACGATGATCTTGTAGCCCTCGGGGGCCCGGAGCGACATGCGCAACGCATCTGATGGTCTAGGCGATGGGCCGATGCGGGGTAAGTTCTGCATGTTGTACTGCTCACCCGACCATCTGCCTGTAGTGTCTGCACCAGCGTACTTGAGCGGCACGGGTATCTTGCCGTCACATACATTAGCGGCCTTGATAAAAGCCTCTAGGCGCGTTTCTAACAGCGTAGACTTAACTTCTAGCCTAGCCATCGCTGCGGCAGCTACAAGGGGGTTTTTATGCGTTTGTAGGGCGATGAACGCCTCGTCTGTCTTAGCCAGTGCTGGTGTCATCTTGGCTGGGTTGGTTGGCGATACCTTCATGGGTATTTCAACACCGAGCTTCTCTAGTAACGCACCGAACTTGGCGGCTGATGCCAACTCGCTACGCACGGTTTCCTCCATGCTATTACCTTCAAGGGCGCTAGCTGCAAACGTACCAATGTCTAAGGCTTTAGCCAACGCAAGTAAAGACTCACGCTTATCTATTTTCACTTGTTGTAAAGCAAGCTTTACCTTGGGCTTATCCAACTCGAACTGCGGCTCGACAAGCATGCGTGTAGTCATGTCTATCAACACCAGCTCCTGCTTCGGGAATCCCTTGGCCAGTTGCTTGAACAGCTTTGCACACAGATCGGTATCGACCTTGTTGTACTCCTCCATTGCGGCGATCTCATCTTCGCTGAAGTTGACGAGGTGTTTGCCTTTGGTGTTGGTAGCTTCGAGGTCTAGCTTTGCACCGATACCAAACTCAGCGGCTAGCTTCTTGAGTGACACGCCTGTAAGGTTTTTGCCGCCAAAGAACACAGAGGTCTTAGAGTACTTGGAACGTGCCATTGCAGCCGTACACCCGTACATCTTAGGATTGATACCCAAGCGCCATGCAAGGATCATTGCGTCAAAGCCAGACATGTTATGACCGATAGCCATAGCGTCTGACCAGTCCATCGCCTGCATATGCCTGCGAATGTTGTCTTCACCAAACAGGACATAGGTTGGCTCGTCGCCTTCCTTGATCGACACCGAGATGATTTCTGTATCAGGGTGTTGTATGTACTCAGTTGGTGACATACGAGAGAGCGTGTGGGTTGCATCCCAGTACGTCTCAAAGTCTAGGTATATTGGCTTCATTAAGCCTCCAGTTGGAATGCCACGATTGCTGTGGAGATGATGTCGTTAACATCTTTGACAGTTGCCGCGATGTGCGTGTCGAACTCATAGCCTTCTCGCGTTGCGATGTTGACGATGTAGCCGTTGGTAACTTGCTGAACTTCGATGCGTCCGCTGAAAAGTGTTTTGTTCTTCATGCGTGGCTTGTCGGAGTAGTGAACTGATGAGCCGTGTAGTTGTGCCTGCCCTATGGCGCTAATCTGGGTTGCCTGAGAAGCCGCAAACAAACCACTGTTACTGCCGATTAGTGCCCCTAGCAGACTCATGACTGCACCTCTTGCAGTTTGTACTTGTAGTGCATGGCTTTGCCTGCATCGTCACTGCCTTCTTTACGGCCTGCTCGCATCGAGTACTTGATGACATTGCCTTTGAGGTAGCCGATGAACTCCTCCTTCGTTAGGACGGCTTCCATGACATCCCATGGTTGCACAGGCATTTCTTTGTAGTGGCTGCCGCCAACTTGCATTTCGTTTGGATTTTCCATGATGCTCCTTTGTGGTTACTTGAGGTTTCTAACGGTGACTCGCTTGGCCCAGCATGAAGCGCAATACCACTTGCTTGGGTTGATTTGAATGCCGCCTTCGGGCGGTCTTTTTTCTTCGCATTTGTTGCAAAGTTTTAATGGGTGTATTGGTTGTTTACTGCCAATGTCCATTTGTTGTTTGGCAAAGCCGTTCATTTATTTCTCGGGTTGGTTATTTTCTCAAGCACACGCTTCAGTATCTGCACATGCATGATGTTGTCTTTGTTTCTAACGATTGCTCGTCTGACTATGGCTGCACAACGCTTGCGTTCTTCTTCAAGTTTTACAACTACGACTGGATCGCTATCCACTCGGTCATCGTAGCAAGCACAGCCCCTGTCATAACATGCTTGGTCAATTCTTGTAGTGTTCATTGATCGTCTCTAGTTTTTGGAGCGCCGCCTGCAGTCCTGCCAAGCCACCTACGCGCTGATCGTTGATGAATATCTGCGGCATCTGACGTGCGTCAGGGTATTCCTTCAGCATGTTCTCCCACCGAGTACCTCGTTCTATATCTACATCGATGTACTCCAAACCCTTTGACTCTAGCAGTTGCTTTGCCGCAAGGCAGTTGGGGCAGTTAGTCTTTGTGTATACGATGATTCTCATGTCCGAGTTTCCTTTCTTGGTATGTGTAAATAAACTTGCACTTCTTGCATTGCTTCTGTTGAACATAGGCGTGCTCGGTTGAACACGGTTCCCATTCATCGTAGGCGTGTCTGCATTCGCTGCGAAAGTATTCAAAGACGGCGGCAACGGCGACACCACAGATTACTAGCACTGGGCCAATTAGGAATAGAAACATGTCATTCATCATCGTCTCCCATGTGGTCGTTAATCAGTTGTTGCTTGACAAGCTCTAAACACCCAATGACTGTCGACATGTAAAGCGTTTCGTCATAGCGGTGAAGTGTCTCCAATAGCTCGTCCACCAACCCCTGCGCTACTTCTCCTTGGTTTAAGTTCATTTCTTTAGTCCTCGAATAGCTTTAGCAATAGCTTCTGTCCCGCCATGCCAATCGCTCCAAGCATCAACCACCTTCGCAGCTTCCTCTAATACTTGGTTGCGCTGTGATGGAGAAACATACACAGGATCAAAGTGGTAGGGTTGCCCCTTCATGTTGTTCTCACGTGCAATGCGCTCGAACTCATCGTCTTCGTCAGTATGGATCATTTTTGCTCCTTAGTTTGGATTCAATGGCTCGGACGAACATTCCCCATGTCTGCTCGTGTGACTTGGCTGTATTGCAAAGCCATGTAACTTCCTCATTCGTCAGCCCTACCCATGTGCGCTGTGGTGGGGTGGTGTAAAGAGGTGTGATGTATTCGCCTTCTACTCTTGCGTGTTCATTAGGGTGTATTGCATCAATGAAATGTCCATTGTCATGCAACATCGCCCAAGCCACAGGCTCATTCTTCACTTCTTCCTTTAAATACAAACCCCACACCTGACCAAGCGGTGTGAACAAAGGGCAGTCTTGGTCTGTACTTACCATGCCATTGCTTGGGTCGTACCATGCTATTGGCTTCATTCTCCCCTCGCTTTCAGCATTGCGTCTGCAATTTCGTAAGCAGTATTCGCCAATGTACTTTCTGCTACTAATCTAAATGCTTGACCATCTGCCATCATTCCTTGCATGGCCTTAGCCGCAAAGTAGTCACGCAAAGTCATATTCAACGCATGATCCTCCGTGAAGTAAGATATCAAAGCTGATTTGGTCATACTTCCTCCTGAAATGATATTGGAATATAGAAGCAAGCTTTACTCTTGCTATCTTGAACATTGACTACGCCATTGCCGCGAGTCTGCTCGGGGTGATTGATCCACCGCTTACAGTTCTCGCACTTGGCGTTGTAAACCACTGGTTTACACCTTGTGTATTCACTTGATAGAGGTGTCATATTAGTTTGTTTAAACTCTTAGTTCTTCTTGAGGTCTAGCACGTTGTTGTAAGCTATCGTCCAACTGCAGAATGAGATCTGCTAAATCTGAATCAATTAAATGCAGTTTCTTCGTCCATCGAGCAATTGTTAACTGCAAATCATGAACGAACTCTTCTCTTAAAGAGGAGTTGTTCATAACATCGGCCACCATTCTGTAGCCACCACCAGTCTCACGGTCTGACGGCAAGCTTACAAATGCTCTGACATGTGTTGGCTCTGAAGTCAGCACAGTGATCTTACATTTTTGGATCAGATTACGGGCTTGCTCTCTGCGGTATTGAATAGCCGCCTCCGAGTCGTCCCATTCAAAGTAGGAGTGCAAGATGCTCTCTTCTTTTTTTGCCTCCTCAATCACATCATCAATCATTAACACGCCACCGTTTTGACGTGCCATCTTCTCTAACAGTTTTCTTTC